TTATAATAGTTAATCCATAATTTATTAATAATATCAATATTATCATCGTGAAAATCCATACTGATAGGAGAATAGATTAGCTTAGTTTGTACTACGGTTTTTCTGTTATATTGATTCAATGTGTCGGTAGTTACTTGAAATTTTGGCAGGTCAATCCTTTTAACCAGTAACCCCACATCTTTAGATTGTGTACTTTTCCATGAACCGGCATCTACAATAGCATCTGGATTTATATTGAATTTTATATAATACAGGAAACTAAGTTTAGGAGAATAAGCATAGTTATTGTTAACATACAATCGATTTGCATGTTGATAATCTCTTAAATTGGGATATCCTGTTTTATAACCAGTGTCGACAAGGTAATTATTAATTGACATACAAATATTTAGTCAAATAAAAAGCCTAGGTTTTATGCTAGGCCTTTTAAAAGTTAAATTAACTGTTAACCTGTTGCCTGGCCTTGAGCCCCTGCTGGTCTTACTACACGACCTACATTTAAACCAACGCCACTAGAAGTGCCGCCCGGTTGATCTAATTGAATAGCATTATCATAAACGATATTCAATGCAATATCCATTGGGTTTGTTGCATCTGCATAATCACCGCCTTGATAAGTAGCTTGTTGGATAAAGCATCCTAAAAATTCAAAACTTTCTAGGGTTATTGGTTCATATGTGCCATTTCCACCATCGAGCATTTCAACACGCATTCTAAATTTATAATCAATACCGGCGGCAGCGCCAGATTGTTCAAAAAAATCAAATTGTTTCTGTAATTGTTCTCCTACTTTGCGACTTACAACACCACTTGCATCATCACGGATAGTTAACTTAGCAGGTGCAAAACTATGCTTACCTAATAGTTTAATTGTGCTATTGTACACAGGTATTTTGATTTCTTCAAAGGTAATATCTGGTCGAGTCACATTCATTACTTGTTTAGTTAATTCTGTCACAGGTTGTCCCTGAACTCCAAAACTTTCTAAAGTAACACGGAAGCGATACTTTAGTTTTGGCATTAACAGGCCTTGACTATTAGACGCTTGAGAACCACTTAATGGTACTGTAAATCTTGATAAACTTGCGATTGGCATATAACTGCTCCTTATTCTTTGTATTTACCTATTATAGGCCAGCTGCAATGTCACCAGTATTTTTTAATCGAAGCGGAATGTAAATATACTCAATTGATTTAACTGGTTCGATAGCAATGTCGACATATAATTCGCTACGATCAATTCTTGCAGCGGTATTATTTGTCTCATCACAGACTATAACATAGTCGTATAGTGCTCGTTGTCCCACCAATTCTAGCATTAGACTTTCGGCTGCTGCTTTAATTTCACGACGTGTTTGAGAATCGTTTGGTTCAAACAAGAATGGTCTTGCAAGAACATCTAATTGTTTGCGTAGATAACATACTAATCTAGCAACATTTATTCTATCTAACGAACTTGCAACTTTAGCACGAGTACGTTGACCGTATGCCAATATACCAACACCCGCTAACGTTGCAATTGGATTAATTTTGACATCATCAAGTACATCACGTAATCCCTGTGGTAGTGCAGTAGATTTAAATTCGCCTTCGTCGGTAATATAACCAACTGATGTAACATTATCTACTCCCCCTCGACGTACACCTGCTGGTGCAAACCATGGATAACTTTTTGCATCACTGTTAATCAGAGTACGTAACATCATGTGACTTGCTGGAACAACAATAGGATTACCAGTGTTATCGTTAGTGTAACCACTTGGATAATACATAGCCATATATTCATCATAACTTATTGCACCCACATCGTTATTGTCCAATGCTGCATTTGTGTTTAGTCCCCAGGCAGTTAATGCTGTACCAGTTGGCGCCAAACGGAATGGGGTATCGCCGAGTACAAACGCTGTAATACCACGATCAGTGTTTAACCCAATCATGTTCTGAATTAGTTCAGGATAACCGGGAGTTGCAAGCAAGTTGAATCCTAGGGTATCGTTGTCACGGATGGTTGGATTACTATCGATTAACGATTTCATAGCTTCAACAACTTGTGCTCGTTGCCCTAATCTGCCATATTGCGGGCCACCGTCAGCCGCAACTGAATTTTGTGATACCCATCGATCTGGCTCATATGAAGCCATCGACGCTAGACTTTGTCTAGGATTAGTAGTTGCTAAATTAATATATCCTGCAACATATTTTTTAACGTTAAATCCTGTACGGCGTGAATTCCACAATCTCATACCTCTTGGATATAATGCTGGATCTGGTGCATCTGGATCTAAATAGTTACTTGACAGCAACGATACAATAGAGCTAGATGTAGCAAGATTACCAGCAGTTGCCCAACGTGCATCTGCAAATAACCAACCAGTTGGCGTTGATTGATCTGTTACATCTTGTTTAACCCATGCTGTACCGCTGTAAACATAAATGTTTCTACCATACATGTCTGGATCGCTAGTATCGACCCAAATATCTCCGTTTACTAATGCAGTACCGTCACTTTGTCCAGTAGCAGCATCGGGCTCAATTGCACTAACAATAGGACCTAATGGACTTGCGGTAGGAAATGAAGCGGCGTATCCAACCCATGTAGTACCGTTGTGATATAAAATATCTACTTCGTCAAGTACACTATCATACCATGTACTGCCATCTGCTGGTACTGTGTATGGAGCATTAGCGCCTGCTTCGTATACTAGGGGTTTCCAAGATGTTACAATAAATGTAAATGGTGTAGTGCCTGTTGTAAAATCGCCAGTTGGCGCACTAAACACATTACTAGTAGTACCGGCAGTAAAGAAACTGTTTAACACAGTATTTGGACCTGTCCATAATTCAACAGCGCCGCCACCTGAGTGTGTTATAGTTAACACGTTTGATGAAGCATTCCAAGAAGCAGAAGTATATAATAATGCCTGAGCAGATATAGCAGATGGAATCTGGCTTCCTATAGTAGTAGCTGTATTAGATAAGGTAGCTGTTCGAACAGGTCCCCATGTGCCATCTAGCAAACTTTCTCTAATGGTAAATGTAGTACTAGCCGATAATATAGTAGTTACAGCAGCACTTACTGCAATAGTAGATCCAACGCTGGCTTTCCTCCACAATTTAAAATTAGCAATATCTGTGGTACTGTGATTAAAATTAGATTCAATAAACAGGTTACCCACCGCAATATTTTTCCCACCACCGATTGTGTCTAATGCGTAATTAGCACTGATAATACTTGGATATATAGGAGTAGTTACCGTGGTCCACGATTGACTTGCACTTTTATATACTTTAATTGACCAGTTTGCTCCATTGGAAGGAGTTGTTGTAGTTACCCAAACACTACCTGTTGCAGTGCTTGCATTAAATGTTGGATAAGAATAATGTTGAGCAATTGTTACTTGTTTTCCAGATTCAAATCCGTCTTCAACAGAAACCCATACACTAGAAGTATTCTTATGATATAACTTATTTTCATTGCTGCTAGTTACTACCATACAATAATTACCTATTTGTCCTATACTAGCAGCCGGAGCAACACCATTGAAATCACTAGATTGAGAATCGTCATCCAATACAATTGGAGTTTGGTTGCTAAATGTTTGTGTAGACGAACTCCACTCTTTAACACCGAATACACTAGATGCAGTGTCTACCCAATATGTTCCTGCTACAGGAGCACCTACTGGTTCGGTGCTAGTGGGTAATAGCCCTGCTAGATCTAAATCAGCACGAACAATGTATGCACGAGAACTTACGCCTAACGAACTGTATGCAGCTTGCAACCCGTATTCGTTTAATTCATTACCATGTAATGGATTACTGCTACTATCAGTATAAAATAATGGGGTTCCAAATGTATCTGTTAGATCACGTTGACTAGTGATTAACCATACTTTACCTGCATTAGCCGCAGTAGTTCCTAGTGCAACAGTGCCGCTAGGATTTAATTTATCTTGTTTTGTTGCTACGAATAGCATCGGCACCGTGCCGGGAGCTGAGGGAGTATAAAAACTCTCGTCAATTACGCTTACTTGTACGCCTGGTGAATTCAATATTGCCATTTAACTGTCTCCTTAATGGATTACTTGAGTTATTTACCAATATGACAATAAAATCCTCTGGTTAAATACCCTATAAAGGGCGGGAAAAGGGCGGTGTATGAGAAATTTATGTAATATATGCAATCAAAGACCAGTTGCAGTTAACTACTACAAGGAAGGTAGAATATTTTATAGATCAAAGTGTGATCATTGTGCTAATCAACGAGGGGACGGTATCTCAAAATGGCAATTAGCAGGATACAAACAGAAAACTGTCTGCGACAAATGTAACTATACTTCCAAACATACTGAACAATTTAATGTATTTTATATCGATGGAAATCCAACAAACTGTAAATTTTCAAATTTAAAAACGGTTTGTGCCAATTGCCAACGAGTACTCCATAAGCTAAAGTTACCTTGGCGACAGGGAGATTTACGACCTGATTTTTAAATCAAATCGAGTGCAACTTTTGTTGCAAATGGTAAATCAGTATTAGGC